ATATATTTTTTAATACATTGTTAGGAGGTGACGTATTTGTGGTCCTATATGGACCTTACTCCGATTGCATTGAAAATGCTTTCGAATGGAGGAAACAACAATGAGTACCCTAAATGGATTTAGTGTGAGTGTCCCTGAGGCACAAGAAGAAACGTCAGATGGTTATGTAATCCTTAAACATGATCAACATTTCAGAATACGACTACATAACAGCCATAAAGACAACGGTATCGGAAAAGCCGCAGATTGTGAAATATATTTATCTGGAAAATACATTGGAACCTATAGAATACCATATGGTCAGACAGTTCTATTGGAACATCCCATAAATGACTTCGGAAAATTCACGGCATATCGCAACGGAACACCCGAAGCAGAACAAGCCGAGATTGATTCCAATGATCCTGATAATGGCTTAATAAAAGTTATCTGGAAACCTGGAACCAAGAAATGTCATTATGAAGTAATTGATCCATATATTGGCACCGGTAATCATTACCCAAGAACCTGGATAGATGCCATAGAAACATATCCAATAACAATAACCCGTTATGATACTACATCCGCTGCAATCCCACTATACTATAATACAACTACTGATGGTGGTCATCATTTCTTTAATGGTTCAACTTCGTGTTGTGCAAAATCACACGCCACAAGATCATGCAATGACTTAACTGGCGGCGGCATTGGGCTATCTGACCACAGTAATCAGAAATTCACTGAAACAGAACCCCTTGACTACAATGAATGCGATACTACAATATACTTACGGATAGCATTCAGAAACAATGAACATGTTCCTAGACCATTAAAACCCGTATATAAGACAAGTGTTCCAAGGCCACTCAAGTAATGAAATATATTATATTTTTTATTTTTTTTACTACCAAAAACTATTAATACCATTAACGACTACTTATTAGTATGACAGAATTCCATGAAATCATTATTGACGAAAACGAAAGCAAGATATCAATTTTTAACAAATTATCAGAATCCCCAAGAAGTATTATTATGGTGGAAATTGGTAGTATTGAACATGGTTTCATGTGCAGTAAAAACGTTTGCCATTGGCTAGGAATGGTGGTAAAATACGACAATAAATTCGTACTAAATGAAACATCTTTTGATGCAAGTAGTTATGTTAGCAATCAAATGTGTTATAACATGGTAGATAACATAACAGCAGCTGACTTAATTAAATACATAAACAAAATTCAAAATGGTTCAATAAGTAGATATTGCCGATTCTTCTTAATAAATAATTTAATAGAGTTGCGGGATTTTCTAGTAGAAAAAACACAACCATAACATTTATATACTAGTAAGTACTAGTATATATTGGCAAAGTAAGGATACAACAAAACCGAACTCAGAACTTGTTTGGGTTTAAGCAAATACCTCCTCATTTGACTTAAGGTATCCTTATTTTCCTTCCTGTGATCCTTGCGGGGTCATAAAATTCCCTGTACCCTTGAAAAACTCGGATAAGTTCAGCAGGGAAAAGGACTGAAATAAAAGGGTATGAGAATAAAGTCCATAACACACCCTGGGCTGAGGGGTAGAGCTTGTGGAGATGCCTTAAAAGGATTAATGAAGCAAGAACCAGGTACCATACTGGATGTCACTCGCAAGAATAGACGATGGAAGACTACATAAAGCACTAAACTTGGAAGATCTATCATGAAAAAATGCACTAAATGTAAAAAAGTAAAAATAAAAGAACGTGGTCCCAATTTATGTCCGGCATGTTTAAAAAAAATAGATGAAGAAAATAAAAAATAGTTATAATATTAACGACATATTAAAATTTGGAATATCAGTATATGATCAATGTAACTTATGGAATTCGGGCTATTAACAATAATCAACCAAACCGAGGGCCCGCGATGTGCCCAAGTTGTATAAAAAAGGAACTTGCTACCAAAAACTATAAATAAACGCAATACTCTTTTAAAGATTACCATGTCCAAAACATATAGAATATATAACACCAATCATAAATTCCCAAAATTTTCTAAATACCGTAAGTATAACCCTTTTTGGTATAACCATGACAGTCCGGAAGTTCGAAGACAATCTAATCAAGACTTTCGATATCGCGAAAAAATCTATTTTAAAAAACATTTAGAACATCTCATTAAAACCAAGGACCGAGGATGGAGAACGTGGTAAGAAAAACACCATACAATTACGTTTTAGACGAAATTACCCAATTGGAAGAACTCATTAATGATCTTCCGCCAAACGAAAGAACCCACATGGAAAAGCAGAAAAACAAAATAGCCAAAGAACTATCAAAATTACAGCGGGGAAAATAATAATGACAAAACATGATAAAACAAAGGAAACTGAACAAGAAACCGAACAGAAAGAAAATACTCCAAAACCATCTAGTCCCGACATTAGTGGTCCAGACACAGAACCAAAGCTTCTATTTAAGTTTGAAGACTTTTCGATAAGCGTTTTAAATAACATATACACTATTTCAAAAGAGTATGGCGGCATAAGTGATTCTTGTTATGCTAGGGTTGCGGTTGGTCGCGAAAAAAATTGGACCCTTCTCAATGAAAAAGGCCAAATAATCGACATGGAAACCATCCACGGAAACAGGCCGTTCTTTTGGCAAGGCAGACTATCGCCCGGAACCTATACTTTGAAGACCGGACGCGGAAGCGACACTTCCATTCACAGAATTCCGGGCCGTCATTTTAATGTTGTTTTTTCGGTGTAAACCATGTTCAAAGAAAACATACCAGAACTAGACATGACTGCCGAGGAACTTGCCACCGCCCTCGACGAATTAATAGAAAAAAAATCTAACTTATCACATGCCATCATAGAACTTGATACCAACATATGTTTTATAACATCATTGATTTCTATGAAGTTGTTGGAAAGAAAAAATAAAAAAACATGCACTTGTGAAGGCGGCTGTGACATCACAACTGAAAGCAACGTTGCCGATCACAATAAAAAGATTCTATCTGACCTAGAATCCGGGAAAATTATTTAGGAAGCCCTACCATGAAAATTTTTTTAAAATGCCCTGCCTGCCACAAAGAAACAATCGTTTCTGTGGAAAAGCATCTTTCCGGAAAGAAACTCATGGAACACCTGAAAGACTTCCAGGTATGTGTTGATTGTGAAAAAAATGGCCTCGGAAAAATATACCTTAATGTAATAAAGTTTGACTGGGAGAACATTCTAGAAACTAGTCAGCCGACATAATATTTTGTTATACATTTTTTAATCCTGGTTGTTCTTTGATCCATTCAAGGAATTCTGTGCGATTTTTAAATAAAAGACACTCTGAATTAGCATTCATAAAACTACTTACCAAATGTTGTAAATCATAGTCACATCCTATATTGAAACCATCCCCACTATGCAAATTAATTATATCACCATTTTTATTTATTCTATGATAAAATGTTAATTTATATACATTGAATATAACAATACGAGAAACCATTACTATATATTCATATTTATCAAAATTAATAATCTTTAATATGCCATTACTATCTAGTTTATAGGTATCCATGATTACCTCTGCACGGGAATGGTTCTTGCTTTCCATTCCATGTATTCATATACGCTATCAAATATAATAAAATGAGTAGTTGCCAATAATGGTTTATATTTCGAACCCAGTATCCTAAACAAATTCTGATAATCACTTAATTCAGTTTGGCATAAGTTTATATGAGAATTTACGATATTCATAGAAGGTATGTGATAAAGTACTTTGCTTTGGTTCTCCAGCAGAAAATATGATACCGGTAATCTTTCATCGTTATATTCATCAACCACCACAATAATCTTACTATCAAGGTCATCATTAATTATTGGGAATACGCCATTTGCATCAGGCTTTATCGTTTTCAACATCCATCACCAAGTTAACATTACACTTACAAGTATTAATAGTTTTTGGTTGCGCTACCATGAAAAAAACAAAACTTGAAAATCCGCTTCCTGTATTGAAGTCGCCGATCTTAACCCCTAGTGGTGACATTGCTCCCTGGTTACTTGGAGAAAGAGGAGACATTGCAATACAAAAAGCAAAAGCAAGAAGACACTTACTGGACTTTACCTTATACACAAAACCAGATTATTCTGTTAATTGGCACCACAAGATCATATGTGATTACTTGGAACGCTGGGCATTTGGTGACATAAAACGACTTATGATATTTCTTCCACCCGGCAGCGGAAAGTCTGAATTGGTTTCCAGAAGATTGCCCGCCTGGATCTTCGGCAAGAATCCCGACATCGGTATAATGGCCACAAGTTATTCTGCTTCACTCGCATCCGACATGAATAGAGACGTCCAGCGAATTATAGACGATGACTTATATCGCGAACTTTTCCCAGAAACTTTGCTATCCGGCAAAAACGTAAAAACAATATCAACAACCAGATCATACCAACGAAATACTGAAAATTTTGAAATTGTAAACCATGTAGGTTATTATAAGTGCGCTGGTGTTGGTGGATCTATCACTGGTAAAAGATTCTTTTATGGTATTATTGATGACCCAATTCGTGGCAGGAAAGACGCTGAATCAGAAACCATTCGCAACGGTATCTATAATTGGTACAAAGACGACTTTTATACTAGACGACTTAATATGGATGCCCGTATATTGATCACGCAAACTAGGTGGCACGAAGACGATTTGTCCGGTCGACTCCTTGCGTTAGCAGCATCTAATCCGAAAGCGGAACAATGGACAGTATTAAAATTCCCAATGATCGCTGAATATCCACTGGAACCACAAGATCCACGGCAAGTCGGCGAAGCGTTATGGCCCGAACGTTTCGGAAATGCTGAGGAATTGGAAGCCACTAAAATTAGCGCCGGTTCTTATACTTGGGCGTCACTTTACCAACAGCATCCTAGTCCATCGGGCGGTGCCATATTTAATAGGGGCTGGTGGGGAATACCTGGTGACATCGATCCAACCCACAAAAACCAATTCTACATCCAAAAACCAAAAGACCTTGAATCCCATATGGATATCATAATACAATCATGGGATTGCACTTTCAAGGATGCAGAAGACACTGATTTCGTAGTCGGTCAAGTATGGGGAAGAAAAAAATCCGACTTCTATTTACTTGATCAGGTTCGTGCCCAAATGGACGTCATTGCCACTATGCAAAGTATTACAACGCTTTCAACGAAATGGCCAACATCTTCCGCAAAACTAATAGAAGATAAAGCAAATGGTCCTGCAATAATAACAATGTTGAAGCGATCAGTACCCGGTCTTATTCCCGTTGAACCACAAGGCGGAAAGGTAGTTAGGGCACGCGCAATCACCCCTTATGTGGAAGCCGGTAATGTATGGTTACCGATGCCACAAAACGCCGATTGGATACATGATTTTTTGGAAGAAGTTGCATCGTTCCCGGTTGGAAAAAACGACGACCAGGTTGATAGCATGACACAGGCTTTGTTTTACCTATCAACGTTTACTAATAATGTTTCTATTCCAACAAGGATTCCAAAAAGAGTTATAAGAACTGGAGGCGGCTGGACAGGCTAACACCAGTCGTAATGATTTTTTTATACTTTTAGTACTTCTCCAAGTTCTGACATTTCTTCTATAATATAGAAAATATATTCATATCTACTTCCAATAGAATTAATATAACACCTTGTAAGAATATCTAGAACTGTTTTTCCAGTAAGTCCCCATATGTGTATATCATCGTTACCTTTACCTATTGTGCCGCCTTTTATTTTATAATCATTTAGTGAATGTTTTTGTACAATTCCATAATAATTTTCATTATATGGTGTATTCACATGGACCAGCACTATTTTATCATCTAGATTTTCCAGGTCATAAATTTTTTCCTGAGGATTCTTGAATGTTATCATTATGTCACCTACTAATCACTATCATCGTCTTCATTAACGTGAAATACTTTATCTGGTTTATTAAATACTTGCATATTAGACACCACCAAACAACTCAAAAA